ACGCATTGCCCCAGTCTGTTGGCCCGTTGATCGAAGCTGATGATCTTGGCGAATGAACGGGTGATGATGAGATAACTTGTCATAGCTCGCGAGCGCGAAGGATGCAATTAATAATTAATCGCAACGTATTATGATCAGGTGTTGCGGTAATTCTGCGGTAATCGATAGCTAACTAATTGATTTAATTGCTGCGACCCTCAGGTTAACAACCTAATTCTACGGTCACACGCGCTGTTTTTGAAAAAGAGGCCCCCCCACCCCCCAAGAGATCGGGCGCGGATTCTATATACGTTATAGGTGAGAAAGTGAGGCACTGTGGCTTCCTCTGCCAAGAAAAAAATTACAGAAATCGAGATACCGTACACGCCTCGACCCTTGCAGCTTGAGTTGCATAAAATGCTCGATGCGCATCGTTTTAATGTTTTTGCAATACACCGGCGGTTTGGAAAATCCGTTTGCGTTATTAATCATTTATTGCGCGCAGCCATTTTGACAGACAAGCAAAAATGGCGCGGCGCGTATATATCGCCTAGTTACAAACAGTCGAAAAATATTGCATGGGATTATCTGAAAACCTTTGCAGCCAAGATACCAAATACGAAATACCACGAGACAGAATTAAGGTGTGATCTGCCTAACGGGTCGAGAATAACCCTGCTCGGAGCTGAAAATCCTTCGAGCCTCAGGGGAATATATCTTGATCATTGCGCTATAGACGAAGTTGCGCAATGTCCACAGAGTTTATTTCCTGAAGTTATCAGGCCAGCTCTTTCGGATAGAAAGGGATCTTGTGTGTTTATAGGAACACCCTATGGCACAATGAACTATTTTTATGATTTATGGGAAGCGGCGGCAACGACCAAGGGTTGGAACCGTCACATGTACAAGGCAGATGTAACCGGCATTTTGGACGAGGAAGAGCTGGCAGCTGCTCGCAGTTCCATGACTGAGGAGCAGTACAATCAGGAATTTTTGTGCAGCTGGAGCTCATCTGTTTCCGGCTCGATCTACGGCAAGGAAATCGGAAAGCTGGAAGATGAGGATCGTATTACGGACGTTCCACATAATCCGCACCAGCTGGTAAACACATATTGGGACATAGGTGTCCATGATTATACTTCGATCATCATGGCGCAGATAGGAAAGGGTGGGCAGATCCACGTTATTGATCATATCGAGGATCGGGGGCATGGTTTGCCGCACTACCGGCGATTGCTGGAAGAAACTGGTTACAATTTTGGCGAGCATTACGGGCCTCATGACTTGACGGTGACTGAGTACAACACAGGCCAGAGGCGCGTTGACCATGCCTATGAGCTTGGTATCAGGTTCAGGATAGTGCCTAGGATGCCGGTCGAGGATGGTATCCATGCCTGTCGCATGATGTTGCCAAGATGTGTTTTTGATCGTGTAAAATGCAGGTCATTGCTTGCAAATCTCAAGCACTACCATCGTGCTTATGACGAGAAGTCCAGAGTATTTAAAAACAAGCCGGTGCATGATTTCAGTTCGCATTCTGCTGACGCAGCCCGATATATGGCGACAGCAATTCATGAGATGCGTGATGTCACTGCGCCACCGCAAGCCTTTGCGGATAGTTCGTATAATCCATTTGAGGTAAATATATCATGAGTTTTCTAGCTCCGAAAATGAGCCCACCGCCTATGCCAGCTATACCGCCGGTTCCACCGGCTGCTCCTATCGATGCGCCGGATACCAAGGTTGAAGATGATCTCAGGGCCAATATAAAGCGGCGTAAGGGTAGTTCATCTACGCTGATGACTTCTGCAACTGGTTTGACAGTTGAGCCTGAGACTTCGGCTATGTCCCTGCTCGGTTCAGCGAAGGAATATTGATATGGGTAGTTTTTTTAGTCCGGCTCCTACAGTGGCATCAGCTCCAGCTGTGCAGCCCAAGGCAGCTGTACGACCAGCTAGTGTGGTTAATGTTGGCGACACAAAAGAATCAGGCGCGAAAAAGAAAGTGCGCCGTGGCGTAAGCCGCCAGAAGATACCGGCAACAGTGATGGGTCAGGAGCCCACCGCTAAAAAAACTTTGCTAGGTCAATAGTATGAATGAGCCAGACCAGCAAGCCATAGGGTTACTCAATCAGCTCTCGCATCTCGAGAACTACCGCAAGACTTGGGAGAACCACTGGCAAGAAATTGGTGACTATATAATTCCGCGCAAAGCTGACGTTACAACCAGCCGCACAGCTGGCGACAAGCGCATGGAAAAGATTTTTGATGCGACAGCGATCCATGCAGCTGAGTTGTTGTCGGCTAGTCTACATGGCATGCTGACCAATCCCAGCTCCAGATGGTTTGATCTTCAGTATCGTGACGATGATCTTAATATGGAAGACGAGGCAAAAGAGTACCTCGAGGGTCAGGTCGATGTCATGTACAAGGCATACCAGCGATCCAACTTTGCCGAGCAAATCCACGAGCTGTACCATGATCTTGTAACCTTTGGCACAGCTGTAATGTTTATAGAGGATGTTGAAGGTGATATACGTTTTTCTACTCGACATATTTCCGAGTGTTACCTTTCCGAGGATGATTTTGGGCGGGTGGACACTGTCTTTCGCCGGTTTAAGATGTCGCTTCGTGCAATGGCGAAAAAGTTTGGCAAAGAATCACTAAGCGAAAAGCGTCTGGGTGAGCTCGAGAAAGATCCATATAAGGAAGTCGAGGTTGTACATGCTGTGATGCCGCGTGATGACAGCATGATCCAGTATGGCAAGAAGGATGCAGTCAACAAACCTTTTAAGAGTTGTTATGTAGATCCTGACAGCAAGACAATCTTGCGGGAGTCCGGCTTTGACGAGTTTCCGTATGTATGCCCGAGGATGTTCAAGGCATCCCATGAGCTGAGTTATGGCAGATCCGTAGCAATGGTGGCATTGCCTGACGTTAAAATGCTAAACGCCATGAGCGAGACAACAATCAAGGCTGCGCAGAAGCAGGTTGATCCACCTTTGATGGTTCCTGACGATGGCTTTATGTTGCCGGTTCGCACCAAGCCATCTGGCCTGAACTTTTATCGGGCTGGTACACGGGATCGGATCGAGCCTCTTAATATCGGTGCTCAGAACCCGCTTGGCCTAAACATCGAGGAGCAGCGGCGCAACCATATCCGCAGCTGCTTCTATGTTGACCAGCTGATGATGGCGCAGGGGCCTCAGAAGACAGCAACCGAAGTTCTGGCATTGACAGAAGAGAAGATGCGGATCTTGAGCCCGTTACTGGGAAGGCTGACAGCCGAGCTGCTTAACCCCATGACAAACAGGGTTTACAATATTTTATCGCGCCGTGGCCTGTTTGCCGAGCCTCCAGAGCAACTTAGTGGCGGTGATGTTGATGTTGAATATGTTTCGCCAATTGCAAAAGCGCAGCGCAGATCAGACATACAGTCGATCATGCAGATGTTCGAGCTGCTTAGTCCGTTGGCTAGTATCAATGCAGGGATCTTCGATCACTTTGATTTTGATGGTTTAATCCGTCATATACTTAAAACACTGGCGATCCCTGCAACCATCACCAAGGGTGAAGGACAGGTTGCCGAGGATCGAGAGAACGCCCAGATGCAGCAACAGCAGCAACAGGAAATGGCAGAGGTTTCACAGATGAGTGAGGCTATGGGTGCAGCTGCGCCAATGGCGAAGGTCTTACAGAATGACGGTGGCCTAGGTTGACAGATGAGACAGAATTTCTTGCGCAGCGCGAGCGTTTGGTTGATGCAGCCAAGGAAATTTTTACCAGTGATTCCGGCGAGATTTTGCTGGAGCAGCTGAAGAAAAATTATGGTTTCTATTCGCCAAACTTTTCTATCGAGCCACACGAAACATCTTACAGGGAAGGGCAGCGCAGCGTTGTCCTTTACATTATGAAACTAATTACCGAGGAGCCTAACCAGCTAGAAGGAGAGTAGACAAATGGCAGATGAACAGGTAGCGGAGGTCGCACAAGCGGTAGCCCCGTCTGTAGGTGAAACATCCGATTGGAGAAGCATGCTACCAGAAGATCTTCGGGATCACTCGGCATTGACTTCCATTAACGATGTTCCGAATCTTGCAAAAAGTTTTGTGAATGCGCAGTCAATGATTGGCAGGGACAAGATAGCCATTCCCTCGCAGCATTCGAGTCCTGACGATTGGAATCAGGTTTACGAAAAACTTGGAAGACCAGAAGGCCCAGACAATTATGAAATGGAAGTTCCTGAAGGTTCTAATGAAGACTTTGTTGGCTGGTATAAAAATACAGCGCACGAGCTAGGACTTAATAATGCTCAAGCCCAGATGCTGGCAAACAAGTACAGCGAGTTTGTAGGCGCACAGGTTGAAGCTAATACGCCTGATGTAAATGCGCTACAAAATGAACAGGCAGGTATTCTTCAAAAAGAGTACGGCGCAAAGTTTGACGAAAACATGTCTCTTGGTAATTCAATTGTGACCGAATTTGGACAGGAAGGCATGACAGAATTAGTGCTTGCGGATGGAACCCGACTTGGTGACAGCGCAGCGTTTGCACAAACGATGGTATCGATTGGAGAATTTATCCGAGAGAAGATTTCAGAGGATGCTTTTGAGGGTATCTCACAGGCACAGGGCGGTTTGTCGCCAGATGACATTTCAGACCAGCTGCTTGAGATCGAGCGAGCTGATAGCCCGTTGTTTGATCCAATGCATCCTCAACATCGTGAATATAACGAACGAAGAAAACGCCTTTATGAAGCCAAGTTTCCTGAAGGCGTTTAATCAGGGTAGCGGAAACGTCCTGTTGCTTGCTCGAAAGTAGAGCCGCTCACCGTTGCGACAACGTAGGTAAGTCCGTTTGGGTAGCTAACCGATTAAACCTTAAACTTAAAATGACTTAGGAGGTTTGACCAATGTCAAATCAAATTACCACTGCGTTTTCTCAGCAGTTTGGGCAAACAGTTGCCCTGCTGAGTCAGCAGCGCGGAAGTATTTTCAGAAATACTGTTCGCAATGAGTCGGTGACAGGTGAGAAAGCGTTTTTCGATCAAGTCTCATCCGTTTCGGCTGTTAAAAGAACTACTCGGCACAGCGATACTCCGCTCATAGAGGTTCCTCATAGCCGCAGACAGGTTACGATGTTCACCTATGAATTTGCAGATTTAATCGATGATGCTGATCAAGTTGCCACAATCGTTGATCCTACTTCTGCATATGCTCAATCAGCAGCCAGCGCGATGAATCGTGCAGTTGATGATGAAATCATTGCAGCTGCTACAGGAACAGCAAAGACCGGCAAAGCTGGTGGAGATAGCACAGACCTAGCCTCTGCGCATATCATTGCCCACGGTTCAGCTGGACTAACAGTTGCTAAATTACTTGCTGCAAAAGAGCAGCTTGACTTAGCTGATGTTGATCCATCTATTCCAAGGCATATTGCTGTCGCTCCTCAACAGATCAAAGACCTGTTGAACACGACAGAAGTAAAATCGAGCGATTTTAACACCGTTAAAGCATTAGCTCGCGGTGAGTTAAATTCGTTTCTTGGCTTTACTTTCCACATGTCTAACCGTTTAGGGTTGAGTAGCACTACGCGAACATGTTTCGCATGGGCTCAAGACGGCCTTCTGTTAGCTGTTGGTCAAGACGCTAAATCCCGTATTGAAGAAAGAAATGATAAGTCATTTTCCACGCAGGTGTACTACAGCCAGACTGTAGGTGCTACGCGCATGGAAGAAGATAAAGTTGTTTCTATTCTTTGTACTGAATCTTAAAGGAGGATTGAAAAATGGGAACAGTCTATTCAGTCCAAAAAACCAAGTGGGATCAGAATGCACCACAGGACATGATTAAGCCAAACGAGATGGCTGGTCGTGTTCGTATTGCTTACGGCGCATACACAGCCGCAACAGAGCAATCTGACATCCACATGTTTAACTTGCCAAACGGCGCACGGATCATCTCTGGCGAGGTGATGCATGTAGCTCTTGGTAGTGGCACAACAGTAAGTGTGGGTCACGCTGCTTACTCGAACTCATCCGGCACAGCGGTCGCCGCTGATGTGGACGAGTACAAGGCAGCAGCTGCA